AAGCATCAGCGTTACCTCGCAGGCGGTGCAGCAATAAACCTGTGAGTCTGCCAGGGTAGTGCCGCAGAACGCGCAGACAGTAGCAGATTGCCCGCCATCGCCAGTAGGCTGACTTGATTGGGTTGTGTCGCTCATGGTTCTCCCATTCGATATCGCACTCGCAGGATTCACAGTTAGCGCCGTAGTGATACTTATCCTCTGAGGTGAGGATGGTTTGGCACCGGCAGCAGCGTTCATTCATTGGTGATATCTCTCAACACCAAAAAAACAGTCATAGCGGCTCTCAAAGGATTTGGATGAGCTACACAGATATCGCTATCGCTTGATGGGTACGCAATCCAGTCGCTTGTGTCGTCATATTTCATCGGCGCGCTAATTGTTATCTTATTAGCTTCGATAATCGGCCCGGCATCAGCCCATGAGTTGCAGTAATTGAAGCTTTTGGTTGGGTATCCTGTTTCTTCGTTCCATTCCACCCCAACATCAGGCTTGCCTGCCCAGCCGAATTCGCAGTTCTCTTCTGCATAACCGCAAGCAATCGCAACTGCCTTGTTAATTTCAAAATCGGTCATTTCGCTGTAATTCATAACCTGCTCCACATTGGGTTTTGATACTGCCTGGATGGTATTGGCCTTTCCCGATAGGTTGGCAACATCGCAGTGACAATCCACAGGCGCGGATCGAATGCGAGAGCTTTGGTCGCCTGGATGTTTCGGAGTTTGTATCGGGAAAGGAGTTCGTCAGCGGTAGATGTGTCGCAGGGGTCATGAGTGAATGGCGTGAGTTTCATGCGCACCTCTGACTTTCGCCAGCAAGCCATTAAACATTGCCATATTCAGGCTCAGACCAAATCCACCGCCGAAATCAATCTGCTTGTACCGGCAGAAGTTATTATCACCGTCTACATGCTGCTTGATGATGTGGTGACCGCCGGAAAGCGTGTGAATTACTTTGATGACGTTGCCGCGATTAGTGCAGCAGGATTTGGTGACTGAATCGAGAATCTCTGGCGTGGTATGCCATTTTCCATCTGAGAGTAATTCAAGTACTGCGGTTTTAATTTTGCTCATGCTGCACTCCCGAATCTGTTGGCCCATTCTGCCGCCTGCGCTGATTCATCGCTGAACCTGACTCCGCGCTCGGCACCGAAGGCATGAATTAACGTGATTAAATCCCGCATCTCGCTGACGCGCATCTTGCTTGTTGACTGCCCGAGAACGACGAACCCGCCGTTAATACCAGGCACTGTCTCCTGCGCTTTCAGGCTGGCGCTGAAGATATGCTTCCACGATTCGCCGTCCAGATTTCGCCCATACCAGACAACCTGACTCGCAACGTCATGAAGGCAGGCCCAAAGCATGCGGTTTTGCGCAAGGCTGCGGGTATCTTCCTGGATGGTTACTTGCAGAGGTTTGTCGGTGTCGATGCGGAGTTGCTGAATGGCGCTGATGCAGTTCTGTCGGATGTTGCTGTTACGCAACAGGTAGCGTTGTGTCTCCATTGCGGTATCTCTCTTCGATGGCTTTCTGTAGCCACGTCAAAGCCTCATCGGCGATGCGCTCTTGGCCCGGTGAAAGTTTGGTGTCTTTGAGTGTGTCGATTACTTCGAAAGCTTTGCGGAGTGGGATGACGTTGCTCATGGTCTCTCCTGTGCTGGTTGGTTTCTGGTATTGGGAACTGCCCTATCGGTGAAGCTTCACACCTTATGCACCACTTGTGCCACCAAGGCTGACCTTCTCGATAACGTTCTGGCGGCTTTTTGATACCACACCTGTCGCATCGATAATCTGATTTATGGGTCATACTTCCCCCTGCTTGCTTTTCAATGCAGCCTGCCAGCACTCCCACATTTGCTGAAGTACGCGCCCCTTATAATCCCCGTTATTGAATTTCAGCAGGCGGGTGTCATACATGGTTGAGGCCCATTTCTCAAATCTGTGCCGCTCCATCTCATCGTTGCTTGCTTCACTGGCGGTTAGTTGGCGCATGAGTCCTCCCGGTTAATCTTTCGCAAAGGGTTAATTCCCGGGGCCGGTTAATTGATTCACTTGATGCTATTTCGACAACAACATAATCGCATCTGTCGAAACTTTTTTGTCGCTGCATTGTGAGATGTGCGGCTTTCTGATTGGCTTCTGTCTTGTCTGTAGCTTCGAATTCATGAACATTGAATCCGTTACTGTCCACATGCCATCCGTGAATGACTGCAATGAATTTACCCATCCTAAAACCCTCCCCCTCTCTTTGGTTTAACCGGCTGCTGGCGTGAGTCCATCATACGTCTGCACCCCGTTGGTATTTTCTTGGTGCCGAAGTTTCCTGTTGATGCTTAGGCCTGCAAATTTTCTCTGCTTCTTGCTGATCGGTTGGTTTGAAGTGACCGTTTCTGAACTCCTGAAATACCGTTCCCAATTGTCCAAAGCGGTTTTTGGTGACGATGATTTCTGCATAATTGGCCGCAGGTGATTCCTCGTCGTAAACAGCCTCTCGGTAAAGCATGATGATGCTGTCTGCGTCTTGCTCAATGCTTCCTGAATCGCGCAGGTCTGCGTTTGTCGGTCGTCGCTGCCCCTTTGGCCGCTTCTCAACGTCTCTGGAAAGTTGGCTAAGTGACATGACCGGGGTTTTCAAATCCTTTGCCATGCGCTTGAGACTTCCTGAGATGTGAGCAATGGCAAGGTCGTTGCGATCTGCCTTGGGCTTGTCAATAAGACCGAGATAATCAACCAGGATGAGAGAAAGTGACGGGTAGGTGCGCTTATGCCGCTCTGCAATGGCGCGGATTTGCTCGACGGTCATTTTGCTGGCATCGACAATCCACACATCAAGTTCCATTAGCGTGCCAAGGCCCATCGTAACTTTGGCCCAGCCCTCATCGTCCATCTTTGAGGGGTTGCGCAGTGCTGATACAGGCAGGTTTCCGGCACCGGCAATCTGACGCTCGACGATCTGGTTGCTGTCCATTTCCATACTGAAAATCATCACGCCACGCTTCTTATCGCTGCCAGGGCAAGGTTGCTTTGCCACTCCCTCAGCTACAGTAAGCGCGAACTCCGTTTTACCCATTCCGGGGCGAGCAGCCACAATCACCAGGTCGACGTTGTTAATTCCACCGGTAATCTGATCCAGTTCTGGAATTCCTGTTTTGAGCGTATCTGAGTCATCACCCTGCCTGAGTCGCTTCTCCAGAAGGTCGTTATAGCCATCCAGAACATCGCGAATGTGCATCGGTCGAACCTGATCGCTTGGGCGGTCAATCTCACTGAGCGACGCCATGAATTCGCTGATGTGGTTCATGGCAATCTCATGATTACCCGAAGTATTGATTGCGTCCTGACCTTTGGAGAGAAGTTCGCTGAACCGGCGCACCATTGAGTATTCACTGACGACGCGAGCATACCCTTTCAGGTTTGCGGCGCTGGGCGTCTGTCGCATGGTCTGCATGATGTGACCGAAATTTCCTTCACCCATCGCCTCAGCAACCATCAGGCCGTCAATCAGTCCACGCTGCTTAGCCTGGCGCTTAATCTCGCGGAAAGTCTCACGGTAGAGGGTTGTGCTGAATGCTGATTCATCCAGAGTGGCAATTACATCACCTGCATCCGTCGTGTAACCGCCAATCAGAAGACCACCAATCACACTGGCTTCGATGTCTGTGTTTGTCATAGCGTTCCCTCGCGAACTTTGGTGAGTGTTTTGCGTTGAAGCAGGAAGTCGAATGTCGCGACCCATTCACGATCGTTATCACCGAAATGGAACGGTCGGGCCTGCTGCATGAAGGCGCTGACGTAAGCACGGAAGCCGTCTTCGTTTGGCGTAGCCAGGGAGGTTACGATGGTTTTGAGCTTTCGCTTACGTTCTTCGCTGAGTTCGACTGCATGAGGAAGTCTTTCACCAGCAAGCTCGTTGTAGCTCTGCATGCAGGCTTCGTAGTTGATGTGAACTGGTTTTCGCTTTGCAGGTTTAACACGGTCGACGCTTACACCCGTAGGGGGTAAGGGGGTGTTTTCTTTTTTCTTTTGAATAGTTTCTTTTGTGTGACTCTGTTTTGGTGACACCCCTGTCACCGTTTTGGTGACATTATTTGTCACCAATGCAGTGACATTATCACCAGAGTAGTGACACCCGGTCACACACCACTCCGAAACTTCTTTGTTTGGGCCAATCTTGTTACCCTCGCGGATGATGACTTTCATCTCGATAAGCTCATTCTTGGCCTTGTTAACTTTCTGGCGGGGAAGTCTTGTCAGCTCTGCAAGCTGGCTGTCGGCAATGCGGTCCATCTTCTTGCCAAAGCCATAAGTTTTACGGCAGATGGCATGTGCTACCTTGCTCTGATTCTTCGTTAAATCAGCACCGATAAGCTCGTCATACAGCGCATTGGCAAGACGGGTAAAGCCATCTTCCAGTTGAGCCACGCGACGCTCCATACCCTCCGTAGAAGGGCGATAATCTGATAGGTTACGTACAACACTCATTTGCCCTTCTCCTTCACCTTGTGCTCTTCCAGTATCTCTCTCAGCTTCTCAGCCAAAATCGGGTTACATGAGCGCAAATATCGGGATCGGGTAATGTTTTTGTGTAAATCCGCCTGGTACACAACGTGTTTCTTTGGCATAATTACTCCTGTGAATTGATCCTGTCATTTCGCATCAGGCCTCAAAGTTGTTCGCGCAACTTGAGGCTTTTTCTTTGGTCAGTATCATCGCCACCTGCCGGGCTAAATGAGCCATCTCGTCATCAACGATTCCCCATTCCAGCACAGCGAGTAACATTGCGAACTTTGGCAGCCAGTCGCGTTTCCAGCGGCTTATCTGTGCTTTATCCACACCAACAGCTGCTGCTGTCTTCTCAGTGCCTAGCAATGCGATCTTGTTTAGCAACGCGCTTTGAATCTTCAGCGCCTCGTTGCGTTTCTTTGCGTTTTCCATTTCGTAATATTCCTTGGTGTTAAGTAGTTACGTGACATTGCGGTGAGCAAGTCACTTGTGTGTTTCAGGGACGAAACATCCCTGGCCGAATTGATAAAGAGCTGTGGAACTATGCTGCTACTCGGTATGCTGCTTCTTGGTACTTCAGGGCGCCAGCTGTGACGATCTCCAATCGGTAGGCGTCTTTCTCAGGGATAATCTCCTTCCACTGAGATACGGCTGCGTCACTAATGCCTAATGCACGCGCCACTGCTCGCTGGGTTCCGAAGTGGTCAATAACTTGTTTTTTCTTCATAGACTCGCTCCGAAATTAAAGAACTCTTAAATTATCTAACTAAAGGAAACTTAAGTCAACACGATTTAAGATATCTTAACTATGAAAAATATATCGGTTGGCGAGCGCATACGTGCGCGACGGAAAGAGTTGCGTTTAACGCAGAAAGATCTGGCCTCTAAGGTAGGGGTCTCCCATGTCTCAATTTCTCAATGGGAGAAGGATGAGACAGCACCAAGGGGTGATAATTTGCTGGCTTTGGCAAGGGCGTTAGGGGTGACTGCTCTTTTCATTTCTACAGGTGAAGAATCTTCATCAAACGTAACGCCTATAGAGATGGGTACTAAGAAGATACCGCTTTTAAGTTTTGTGCAGGCAGGGATGTGGACTGAAAGTTCAGAGATAAGGAGCTATGACGGCGGGATGAATTATCTTTTAGTGGAAGACGATTGCTCTGACGGAACGTTCGGCTTAGTCATAGAGGGTAATTCTATGTCACCTAAATTTAATCCAGGCGACAAGATAATCGTCGATCCCGAGGTCTATCCGATACCTGGTGACTTTGTTGTGGCTAGGGATGAGCTGAAAAATGAGACTGTTTTTAAAAAATATAGACCGACTGGCACAGATTCCCATGGTAACGACGTTTACGAGTTAGTCCCTTTAAACGACGACTTCCCGATACTTCGTTCTGAAACTGGAAAGTTGCACATTATGGGAACAATGATCGAACACCGCATAAGCAGGCGCAACCATCGCCGGTAGGCTCGGTGGCCGGAAGAGGCTTTTAATCAGTACCGGAGGTTTGAATGGATGATGCAGATTTAGCTCAGGAAATTGAACAACAGATGGTTACCGGGGCACTGAACAATCGTGAACCAAAGCTCACAAGCCCTGATGGTAAGTGCATCTGGTGCAAGGATGAGCCGGTAGTGCCAAAGTCAGCCTTCTGCTCTGCTGAGTGTGGTGAAGACTACTTCAAGCATGAGCGCGAGAAGAAACAGCGAATCACAGGCGATTAGTGGCCGGAAGAGGCGTTTCATTAAAGTTAGAAAAAAGATTGCCGATTAAATAAACATACACGTATCCGGCCCTAGATCGGAGCGACTCGCAATTGCCAGGGTATTCAAGGAAAAAGCATGGAATCTCTTGATAATACTCTCGAAAATTATATTGGTTTCAAACTAACAGTCTTTAGGGAGAACTTTTTCCCTGAGTGCGATGTCATTTCATACTATGGAGGAGTGACTGAGTGGGCAAAGTTTGTTTACCAGCCAGTGGTAGAGAACATAGGTGAGCAAGCGCAGTTAAGGGATAAAAAATTTCTTGTTATTATCCTTAGCACTAATGGTGGAAGTGTCGAATCTGTTGAAAAAATGGTCGAGGTTACTAGACATTTTTATCAAGAGGTATATTTTATTGTACCCGATAGTGCGATGTCTGCAGGAACCATATGGTGCATGTCTGGTGATAAAATCTACATGGACTACGCATCATCACTTGGGCCGATCGACCCACAGGTACAGTCTGCCGATGGCAAGTGGGTTCCAGCTTTAGGATACCTAGATAAGGTAGAGGAAATCATTGCTAAATCAGCTCAGGGCACGGTAACGCAAGCAGAGCTTATGATGATAAATAACCTCGATCTGGCTGCCTTGCGGCGTTATGAAGAAGCAAGAGAGCTATCGAAAGACTTACTGAAGAAGTGGCTTGTCGAATACAAATTCAGAGATTGGCACATTCACGAAACAGACGCGATGAAACTAGGCCAGCCAGTCACTATCGATGAGAAGATTGAAAGGGCGCAAGAGATTGCTACTTCGCTCTCTGACAATCGTAAATGGCACTCACATAGCAGAACCATAAGCCTAAAAACGATTGTTTATGACCTAAGACTCAAAATTGAAGACTATACTGATGATAAAAGTATGCGTGATTCAGTCAACGAAATTAATAAGTTATTGAATGAGTTCAGATTCAAAACTAATAGAGAGGTGGTGGTGCTGAGTTCTACACCACACTAATTTTTACACTTGTCGGAGTAAAGTATGTTTAGTCTAGATCAATCACCAATTGCAGCGCAGGTAGAGCAGTTGAAAGAATCGGCAGTCAGTGCAAAGCAGCAGGCAATGATTGAAGATCTTAAGCATATGGGTTTGCTAAACAAACCAAATTTTTCTCTTGCTTATGGCCCTACTGCATCGATTAACAACAACAGATAAATCTAAAGCCCGGCCACCGCGCCGGGTTTTTTATGTCCGCCACTTCCCCGACCTGACCACCTCCGCCGCATCCCGGTAAACACCCTTACCTATCGTGTTACTCTCCAGTTTTCTGTAGTGCTCAAGCCTCTCGATAATCTCAGTATCACTCACTGATTTACCCTCACCTCTGATTTCTATCACCACCCGGCCTATGGCGTAGACGACCATGTGTAGGCGCTCTTCGTCGATTTTCATTACACATCCTCACGACACCACGAAAACCTCAAGCTACCGCATCTTAAATTCCACAGAAAATAATTTAAGTTTTATTTAAATCATACTTGACGTTAAATTTAAGTTGTCTTAAATTAAGTTCATCAGCAGGACGCTGGCGAAACAAGAAACGGAACTTGCTCTTTAACAATTGAGAATGGGGATGATTCGTCCCCGCCAAAGTGCAGTTGACTTTGGGGTGCAGCAACGATTAGTGGCCACAAGGATGACCGCGAGTCACGCAAGTTAAGTGTTCCGTAAACGGCGGTTTGCGTGCTGCACCACCTAAGTCAATTACCGGAGGTAATTATGAAAGCAAGAGAGCTACGCAAGCGCCTTCGGGCAGAGGCTCATCGTGAGCAGCTGGACTATGCAGGTCGCATTGACCGCGCATTCAAGAAGCTCAGCACCGGATGCAGCCTGACAGTATCCCGCGCAATCAGCTCCCCTTCTCTGCGTAGTAAGCATGAGAGTGGGTCAGCTTGTTTGCCAGAGGTTGCCTTGTATCAGGCAGGTCACAGAACTGTCCGCAAGGACGCAACGCACATCATTAAGTGAGGTGGGACATGAAAACAATAACTGTTTACGCGAACATTGGCGAAAGGCACACCATCGTTCTTCGTGATGGCGGGGTTCTGATTTTTAATCACTACACCGGTAAGACTGTCGAGCCTGAGGAATTTGATTTTGAAACGGTATCCAGAGATTTCACTGGCAAAGTAAATAGCCGGGAGGTTTTCAAAGCGGCAGCAAGGAAACGCAGTGCTCACAGTGCGAGATTCTTTTTGGTGAGTCAGATGCACTGGCCGCAAAGTAACTTTGAATTACAGGGCTGGAAAAACTAACAGAGGTCGCTTAGGCGGCCTTTTAGTTGGGTATCGGAAATCTAAAGACATTGTGACAGCGAGGTGAGTTATGAATGCAATGGAAGTTCAACGCGACGAGTATGGCTACTGGACACATCCAGAGTATGAGGCTTTCTGCGACGGTAGAGAATCCATTTCAAATGACGAAATGGATAAGTGGATGGATGAAAAAGGTATTGAGTGGGGCATTGAGTATCGAGATGAGTCCGATGTCGGCCCTGATGATGACGGCGTTGACATTTCATCCTGGGAGCCATCGGGACTAAAAGGTGATGGTTGGTTTGTTGGCTCAATCCATGACTCAGAAGACGGCGCTGTTTGCATCTGGTTCCGACATAAGCAGGTCGCTTAGGCAGCCTTTTTAATGGAGCACTCCCATGATATCCACTGAGAATTTTTGGCTAGGCTGGGCAGTCTTTGCGGTTATGGGAGTGTGTGTTTATGCGTTTGTTTAGGGGGGTTGTATGAGTGATGAAAAAATGAAGTCGTTCGAAGAGGCAGCAAAACCACTTATCAAGTGGCTGGCTGAGAATGAGCACCCGCACCACGCGGCAATTATTACTAGCGTCCACGCTGAGTTGCTTGAGTCAAAGATTAGCTTCCCAACCATGGAATTCATTAAGGACTAATGAGATGAGTCAATATCCAATTACAGCATTTCCTACCACTGAAGCTAACTGGTTCAACGAGAACGCTCGCACAGAAGGTATGGACTTGCGTGACTACTTTGCTGCAAAGGGCCTGGTGGCGGTAATTGGCTCTCTTAATGGGCCAGTAACTCACGAAGAGCATCCCGGCGATTTTGATTATTACGCTAACTGCGCATACAAAATGGCCGACGCAATGCTCCGCGCCCGCGGCCAGTAACCACTACAGGAGAGAGTGATGGAATGGATTAAGTGCAGCGAGCGGATGCCTATAGATATCGATGAAGTCAGAGCATACAAATCCACAGAAGTTCTGGCTACGGATGGCCGCGTGGTTACTGCTATTGATTGCATTGCTGGCATACCAATTGGGAAAAGAGAGGAGTTTTGGTGTGTTTTCAGACCTTACGGAAAAATGAATCCCAAAGAAATAACCCACTGGATGCCACTACCTGAACCGCCAGCTGAGTGACACCGTAAAGCTGTCTGCTTAGACGGCTTTGAGGTGCTACGCACCAACGCCTTTAGAGGGGCTAAGACAGTAAGAAAGAAGTACCCACCAGGGGCCGCAATGGCCCCTTTCTTTTTCCCAGGTTAAACCAACTAATTCATGAGGTATCCCATGCAAGAACTAATGTTCGCAGGGGCGGCATCGGGCTGCCCAAAACACACCGCTCCAGCTTCTTTAAATCACTTTCGCCTGACAGGCTCCGACGTTATGCACTGGCAGCCAAAGAGCCGCTTACAGCAGCTGTGGGAGCGTCTGGTGCAGGTCATCACTCAAGAGGGGCAACCCTAATGTCACCAGTCGAACAATATCGCCGTGAGCAGGAAGCTCTTGAGCGCCAGCGCAAGGAAGAGGCAGATCGCGAATGCCTTAAGGATTACGACTTCATCAGAGCACTATTCGAAATGGCATGCCCCGGAGTAAAGAATGAGCCTCGCAACCACAACTGAAGAAAGCCGCGTTAAACGTCGTGGCTACGTCATGGACGCGCTTTATCACCGCCGCAAGGGTAACCGTAAGTCAATGCGATTATCTCTTGAGTTGGCATTCTACGAGCGTCTGAACAGTAAGTATTTCCTCGGGCCATGCCCGTTCTGAGGTGATTAGTGGAAGTTAAACAGGTTTACAAGGCCATCAGCGCCGTAGCAGCTGAGCTGGCCGAAAAGGGAATTCAGAAAAACCGCCAGCAAGGCAGTCAGGTTAATTATGCTTTCCGTGGTATTGATGCGGTTTACAACGCATTAGCGCCAGCTTTGGTGAAGCACAAGCTATTAATTCTGCCACGCTGCACAGAACGCACTTCATGTGAGAGAACAAGCAAAAACGGCGGTGCGCTGTTTTATATCACAGTGCGGGCTGAATTCGACTTTGTCAGCACTGAAGATGGCAGCGTTCACACCGTCATAACCTACGGAGAAGCCATGGATAGCGGCGATAAAGCCACAAACAAAGCCATGTCTATCGCGTACAAGTACGCAGCTTTCCAGGCCTTCTGCATCCCAACGGAAGAGACCGCGATTGATGCGGACTCGGAAGTGCATCAGGTAGCGCCTCAACAGAAGCAGTCGCCATCACCTGCTGCTGTGCTCAAGTCATTCACAGAAGCAGCACATTTAAAAACCACCCTACCTGAGCTTAAGACGGCGTTTGCAAGGGCCTGGCAGATGCTCGACGGCCTTCCTGAGCAGGAAAAAGCAAAGGAAGTATACGAACTAAAAAAATCAGAGCTTGAAGGAGCTACCGCATAATGGCAATCAACACGATCACAATCTCTGGCAACGTTGGCAAGGATGCCATACTGCGAGTCACCCCCAATGGCAAGCACATCGCCACGTTCTCCCTCCCGGCCAAATCAGGTTATGGCGATAACGAAAAAACATCCTGGCTACAGTGCAAGATGTTCGGCGCTATGGCTGAAAAGCTGAGCGTGGCAATCATCAAAGGCGCGAAAGTCACAGTAACAGGCGCTTTTGTTACCGAAGAATGGCAAAAGGATGACGGCACTAAAGTGCAGGCCCCGACCATTCTGGTGAGCGATATCGACCTGCCGCCTAAACATACCGGCGGCCAACCTCAGCAACAGCACAAGCAACAACGACAATCCAGCACTCAACAAGAGTACGACACCGACATCCCCTTCTGACCAATAACCTAGGCTCGCCAAATGAACAGCACCGGAACCCCGGCGGAATCTCTGCGCCCTGAAGACAGAGCAAAGCTCGACAAGCTCTACGCCATGACAGCGGATGTCATCAGGGAATACGAGGAGAGGCGAAAGGTGAAAGTGCTGTTCAGCACCAGGGAAACCCAGGAAGAACGTGATGCATGGATGCTTAAGTCGATGGAGCGCCAGATAGCGGAGAACAACGAGAAAGCACGGAAAGCGGAAATGAACCGGCAGAGCATCAGTGAGGATGCAAAAGCCGATCGCAATCAGGTCTATCCAGACTGGGCTGAGCGCCGCTATCAGGGCGACTAACCGGACACGCTCCCATGCAAACACTTCACCGCAGGCAATGCCGAATACCGGCATATCGCCTCAACAGCTTCATGTTCATCGTATTAGCCGATGAGCAGTTAGCCATGGTTACCAACGTCAGGCATCTTGCCAATAAGGTGCTTTGTTACATCAACGATAAGCAAGAGTCATTCGATAACGATGAGCTTGTCGTGGTGTCTGTAGCGGATTCAGGAGAAGGGAAATGAGCGAAATATCGAAACTTATCGCAGATATTAAATCAGAAGGGATTCTTCGGGCAGGCAATAAGCTGGAGCAGCTTTATAGCATGGCTGAGCAAATGGAAACGGACCACGCAGCATTGCAGCAGGAGCTGGATGCTGCTGAGGCGAAGATAAAGCAATTGGAGTGGGATAGCGTGTTTATCCCCAAAAATATTGAATCTGCTTTAGCTGTTGTAGGAATGGCACTTCCTGAGTCTAAGGAAGAGTTCAATTTCCAAATTAATCGATGGATTCAGCGCCTAGTTGATCGGGTTGTTCGCTTAGGGCCAGAACTTGATGCGGAGCGAAATAACCTTCGAGCGGAAGGATTAAAAATGGCGATAGACCACATGAATAACCAAACATCTGACGATTGTGCGGATGTAACAGTGCTTCCAGTGATGGAAATGTATAAAAAACTTATTTCAGGCACCCATGACACTGCGGATAAGGCGGGTTGATATGAAATTAACTCAATCTCAACGTGCCGCATTGCGCATGAAGTTTGGCTGCAGGTGCGCCTATTGTGGATGCGAGCTTGCTGATAAATGGCACGCTGACCATCAAAAACCGGTAATCAGATTCGGAGATAAAATGCTCAACCCTGACATGGATGTGCTTGATAATCTTGTGCCCGCTTGTCACGCGTGCAATCTGCATAAGCATTGCAGCAACCTGGAGGATTATCGCCGCATTATTGATGATGGTCGCCGCGAGTTTTTGCGCTCTGGAAAGGGAAAGGCACTCGTCAGAATGGGCCTGGTCGCAATGAAAGACGAACCAGTAGTTTTCTGGTTTGAGAAATATCAGGAGGCCAACCATGACAACTAATTCCCCCAATCCAGTTGATGGTGATGTGCAGGCGCTGACAGAAAAGGAAAGAATTAAGCAAGTTGAGGTGGTCAGTTCGTTAATTGAAAAGATTGTTAGCGACTGTGCCAACGGCTGGACTGCCGAAAGAGATTATCTTTTGCCGCTACAGATAGCACTCGCATCGCTGACGGCAAAGCATGTTGGTAAAGTTTGCAACGATGAGGACGCGTTCGGAGCCAAAAATGTTGAATGGGAAGTGTGCCTGAAAGAGGGAACCAAACTCTACACCACCCCGCCCGCTCAGCTTTTGCGCCCGGTGGAGTTGTCAAAATCCGATGGTTGGATTGAGTGGTCTGGAGGTGATTGCCCTGTATTTGATTATTCTTTGGTTGAAACTAAATGGTCGTCTGGGGCGATAGTTGAGGATTGTGCGGGAGAGTTTGATTGGTCGTTTGAAGATGGATCTTGCAATATTATCGCTTATAGGGTGGTGAGATCATGATTAAGTTGCCAGAGTTAGCAGAGCAAGCAAAGTTTATCGCAGACTGGCATGGTGCCGATTGGAGTAGCGCACTTTGTCAGGATAAAGATGGAAATCAAGGTCATGAAATAATCTGTGAGAGTCGCGAAGAATCTGTGATTTCAACAGGTAGCAACTCAAATGAATCATCATGGCTTTGTGATTATCTGGAAATGTGTAGCCCTGAAAATATCATTGCCATCGATAAATATGTTGCGGAACTTGAGCAGCGCCTTAACGCCACCGCACAGCCTGTAAGCGATGGTCTGGTTCCGGTGCCAGATGAGTTCCTATATGCCTATCAAAACGCAAAGGGCATGTTTGAATTGAGCGAAGATTGCATGTGTCGCTTGTCAGTAGCGCTAAGTAAGCAATCGAAAGGATTGGTCCTGCCGCCGGATTCAGTGGTCGTGCCGAAGGTGTTAACGCGTGAAATGCGGCATGCATGGGATAGCGCGCCAAATGCCAATACCGATGACGACGATTTAAATATGCAGCGCGCATACAGTGCCATGCTGGCAGCAGCGCCGGGAGGTCAGGATGATTAGTGATGCGCGCATTGATGAGCTAGCCAGCGATAATGTTATTTGCGTAGTGAGCTGGGATGAGCGAGTCGCTATGGCAAGGGAAATACAGGCCTACCGAAAAGCATTCAACAACCCTGTCGCATGGGAGGTTAAGGGAATCTACTGCAACTCTTATAGTGAGGCGAAATCTATGTTCCCACAGCGAATGCCATGCCCGCTATTCGAAAAACCAACCATCCCCGAATAACCTACCTGCTCCGGCAGGTTTTTTTACGACTTCATTCAGGAGTAACCACTATGTGCGCAGATATTCTCGACGAAGCTGCCGAACACACGCAGCACATGATTGACCTGGCATTAGCAAACCGCAATAAGCCTCAGATGCAATTCACCGGCACCTGCCATTACTGCGAAGAGAAGGTATCGACCGGATTCTTTTGTTCGCCAGAGTGCTGTCAGGACTTTGAGAAGGTTGAGCGCGCTAAGTTGCACCGGAGGGTGGCGTGAATGCTGAAATCGAAAACGCCATCCGCGCCGTAGCCCGCAAGTGCAGACAGGAAATCATCAAAGCCACTGACGGCAAGCCTAAAGCAGACCACGACGCCATCACCACCGCAATCCTCGATAAACACGCCAAATCAATCACCGCCCTGCCGCCTAATACATTCACAGCAAAGCTGTGGCTGAGCTATTTCGTGCGGCAGGTAGACAGGGAGATAAGACAGTGAAATACGGATCTGTTTGTAGCGGAATAGAGGCTGCCAGCGTAGCCTGGGAGCCGCTCGGGCTTGAGCCTGCATGGTTCTCTCAGTTTGACCCCGAACACAACTATAAAAAAGGGACTGACTTCCCCTCTGCCGTTCTCGCCCATCACTGGCCGCACGTTTCCAATCTTGGAGATATGACAAAGCTCGCAATCATGGTGAGGTCTGGTGATGTGGAAGCGCCCGACATCCTTGTTGGCGGTACGCCGTGCCAGGCATTTTCTGTAGCCGGAGCACGTAAGGGCCTTGGAGATGAACGAGGCCAGTTAACAATTTCATACGGAGAATTAGCAGATGCAATCGACGAGCAGCGAATCAGAGATGGAAAGCAACCATCAATCATCGTCTGGGAAAACGTTCCGGGCGTCCTGTCGTCCAAAGATAACGCCTTCGGTGCGTTTCTTGGCCTCCTCTCCGG